ATCGAATGTTTGATAGCTCTTGTAATCTCTTCTGTTGAAGCACCTTTAATCGTCATGTCGGCGATGAGGTTTGTTACTAATCCCATCTGCATACCCTTTTGAGCTGGCGTCATCTTGGGCATTCCTTCATAACCAGCATACTGAGCTCTTGGATCGAATCCCTTTAGCCCTTCCAGAGCTGCTGTTGATCGAATCCTTTGGCTAGGTGGGCCATCGTTTGGTATAACAAGAACTGTGTCCCCATCAAAGTCGGCACCAGAAAGTCTTTCCGCTACACTATGGTGAATGCCGATAGCATCTGGTGCTTGGCCAAGTAACTTCTTTGCCTCTGGATGTTTGTTGTTTACAGTAAGCTCAGGGATCTCAAATGTTCCTCCGTGAGGGAATCTAATGAGAACTACTGTTCTACCATTCTCATAGTTCGGTGCGTAGACCTGTCCTGGTGGCATCGTGTCAATAGGGAGAATTACGTGAGTTGCTTGATCTTTAAGGCCTGCTGCTTTAAGATGTACCGAAGAGGAATCAAGATCATCGGATAGTTCTTTCAACAATTTCTTTTTGACATTAGGATTAGTTAACGCCATAATCTCAGCTAATTGTTTTTGTTTTTCAGAAAACGTAATGTCAAGCTGAGTCTTTGCTAATCTTGGATCTTGTTTTGAAAGAACCTGAGTTGATATTGTCTTAGACCATTTACCCCAACTACCCTGTTCATTTACGATGTTCATAGCAGAGACTACTTTCTCTGTCCCATCATAAATGTTTTTACCATACCCCGTTAGAAAGGAATTACCGCCAGACTCTCTTTGCACAATCTGTCGAACAACTGCTCCAAAGGGATTAGCTAGATCGATTGCGCCATCTTCGGTAGTTTTGACGGGCTTTAGTGCATCAAGTTTATTGCCCGTGTCGCTTTTATTGGTGTTGAAGGCAAGATCGATTCCTTTAGGTAGATCATCCTTATACATCGCCATGCCCTTGAGGTAGTGTCCCTCTCCGACAAGAATACGCACCTGAGCATACGTGCTGTCTCCGAGAGAAACATCTTTGACACCGGGTCGAACGTAGATGACGCCGTCAGCTTTGTCTCCGCCTTGTTCTTTGTAGATGATTCCAACTCTTTTTGGATTAATGGAAAGAGGCGGTAACAGCCCATAATATGATCTTCCGCCATCATCAGAGAAATCGGTTATCTGCTGAATTTGATCTTTGTTGTTAGATACTTCAGTCCATTTTACTCCAGGGGCAGAAAGCACTTTCAGAGAAGTCTCTTTATTTGTGCCGAGCTGCTTTACCTTCAGATAATGAACTTTATATCCTTCTTCAACGCAAATGGCAAGAGCATTTTTAAATGTAGTCTCAGGGATTCCTTTTAGAAGCCAGGTATTTGATCCGACATCAATATACTTTTTCTGTGCAACCTGATTCTTTAACATTTCAACAGTTGCTCCAAGGGCTTGTGTTTTATCTGATTCTGCTGCTTTTAAAAAGTTTCGAATGCTAGACTCAGGATAACCCATCTCTTTTCCGATGGCAACATTAGACATACCAGTGTCTTTAAGTTTTCTTGCGGTCGCTATATTCAGCTGTGTCTGTTCGTTTTTGGCAATGGAGTTTCTTGCTCGAAACTCGGTAGTTTTAATTCCGAGGCCTCTTGCTATTTCCGTGTCGCTAAGTCCTTTATTTCGAAGGTCGTCCACCGTTCGAAGGAACTCGCTATAATGAATTTCTTCACCACCGGAACCCCAAGGATATCGACCCGATCGACGCAGAATTCCATAGTGTGAAAGGTACTCGTCTTCATCGATAATCAACGTCAAATCCTTCCTTTAAAGTTTCGATATGTCGATCAAATTCAATGATGGTATCCATAATGTTGAGAATGATGTCTGGTTCAGGAGTAAAAATATAGATGTCATCATTTTGATAAATTCGAAGTTCTATATCAATTGTAAAAGGGCTGATTCCATACTCAAGACAAAATAATGCCGCATAGACTTCAAGCTGATGCTCCGAAGTTTTTGTCATTCCTGTCTTCAAGTCGTGAATGCGCAATTTGTTTTTATAGAAACTGATCGCATCTGCTGTACCAAAACAATGCTCTGAATAATAAAGCGGTTGTTCTGGTGTCATTTTGTAACCTATGGCATCATTAATATACGCATAGATTGTTTTTGTACTTCTTGGTTGTTTGATCTTTAGTCGGATTGCCTGATGCGCATACTCATGAAGCGCTGTTCCGTGCGCAGCTGCTGATGCTGCATACCATCTTGCTGTGAGTTTTTGTTCATTATAGTTGATCCAATGATAATTACTAGGACTCAAAAAAGCATGCTTACCGGATAATCCCGAGTGCGTATTGAAGTTCATGCAATACTCCATCTTCTGTTTCTGGGCATATAAAAGATGCATAGGATAAAGTATTTAGGTAGTCAACCCAATATTCTTGATTTGGTTGAACATGCGCATTTATAGAGTTTTTTACTTCAAGCATTGCCCAACGGTCTCTAAAAAATATCGTGAGATCCGGAATGCCCTGAACGTAACCGGAGTCGTTTTTTAAAATTACACAACCCGTAAATATGTTTTCGAGTTTTTTAATTAACTTGTTTTGGTATTCGC